TGAATACAACATTGATGCGAAGAAATGATCAACTTTCTGCACTTTGTGATTCTACATCTGATGTAGTATACAAGTATGGGAAGCAAGTTTTTGCATCTTTTGTTGTGGTTTATGGCTTTTTTAAAGTTGTAGGCATGTTTCGTGCCATGAACGCGATTGCTACTACGACAGAGGATACTACAACATATCTTGATGATGCGAACGATTATTTTCGTTCTTGCATGCAAGAACCTCCAAAACGTTATCATCGCCCTCTGGGTGATGAGAGGGATTATAAAGAGGGATACACACGTCTCCCTCCGAAAATGACCTCTATTGCGAAAACAACGTCTTCGGGGAAATTGCAAGAGCGTTTAGAGCGTATTTTACGAGTAGTTGTAGTAAAATCGAAAGGTAATATTTTCGGAACTGTGAATGGATGGATTTATCGCGGCAATGTGCTCGTGGTACCTAACCATATAATTCCTGAGACTATGCCTTTTGATATAGAAACTACAACGAATCCTGGATTACCTACGGCTCGGACTAAAGACCAGAAATTAGGTGCTCAACATATAGTACGAGATTATGAGAATGATGTTTGTATGGTACATTTGCCTTCTGCTCCTGCAGGTGGTGATATGTCCAATTTCTTTCCTACTGAGATACCAGATTGGAAGGCAAAAGGAACAGTACTAATCCATCGAACGAGTGATAATGAGTTGCGTGTTTCGCGTCAAGCGATTGCGCCTTATACACATACCGATGGAAAGAAGCATTTGCCTTATATGGGCTATGTTGAAAAACCTGGTTTCTTCTTTGGAACAAAATTGAGTGGTGTAACTTTTGATACGCAAAATCCTTATTCAGGGGAATTAGAGTTTAACTCCTATCCTGGTCTTTGTGGGGCTCCCTACATTGATCATGAACGTGGAGTAATCTATGGTTTTCATGTTGCTGGATATGCGGTTGGAAGAAAAACTGGCTGGTTGAATTGCTTGTTGAAACCGAATTTGGATCGAATGTATGATCAATTGGACTTATCAACGCCGCAGATGATTTTATCATCTCAAGGCGAAGTACGTGTTGATCAATTTAATTCGCAGATGGATGTAATTGATGGGAAACCTCTTTATCTACGAGATGACGGTTGCCGAGACAAGAGTACTTGTACGTTTTTTGGCAAGGTTACCAAGGATGGTTTACCGCTCGAGGAAAGAGCGCGAACTCCCTATATACCTACACGTTTTAAAGGTATTAAGGAAGAGTTTGGTGAACCAAAATCTCGACCACCAAGTAAACCCAATGATATTGGTAAGGGTATGAAAACTTTGAATAAATTGCAAACCCCCAATCAGCATTATCGACATGATTTGCTTGACTTAGCACTCAAGGATTATGAAGATGATTTGATGAAGGCTTTTGATGATGATCCAGAGGGCAATTCAGAAATGATGCGCTTTTATACTCAACAAGAGGCTCTTGATGGTATTGGAGTTTTTGGTTTAGGTGGAATGCCTAACAATACTTCTGCTGGTGTTCCTTCGAATAAGAACAAGAAGAAGGTTTTGAAGAAAGATCCAATGGATGAATCTTTGCCAAAAATTCCTCGCGAATTTGTTGAAGAATTTGGTGTGGATGAAGCAATTAAAGAGTGTTGGGAAGCATGGAAACGTGGTGAAAGATCCGAAGCGATTTTTAAGGCTAGCTCGAAAGCGAATGAGTTATTGCCAATGAAAAAAGCTATGGAGAAGATCCGGAAGTTTTATGGTTCCCCTATTCAATTTTTGGTTCCTGCTCGACGAGTGTTGCCTGGTTTGATAATGTTTTGTCGAAGATATTGGAAGGATACGGAGTGTTTAGTTGGTGTTAATCCAACGTCGCGTGAGTGGCGCGAATTCAGAGATCATTTAGCAGAGTTTAGTATAATGCGAATGGTCGCTGGCGACTTTTCCGGCTTTGATACTACTATGGCACAACAAGTAACTACTGGTGTAGCGAACTTGATTGTGAAGTTGTATCGTCGGGCTGGGCGATCCGAAGAGGAAATTCAAATCCTTCGTGGTTGCCTTTCTGATATATGTAACCCTAACATTTTGTTTATGGGTGACTTGTATAATTTTGCAAATATGAATCCTTCTGGACAACCTATAACTGTACAATTGAATGGTATGTGTAATTCTGTTATGATGCGATATGTGTATTACGCTTTGCGTGAACGCTTTGGTATACGGGATAAACGTACTTTTTCACAGAATGTGCGCCTTGGAACTTATGGTGATGATAATTCTATGGCTGTGCATGACTTGTGCACTTATTTTACTCATACTCTTTGTCAAGAAGAGTTTGAAGTTATTGGTGTGAAGTACACGATGGCGGAT